GGTGATAGGTTATCACGAATCAATCCCATGACTGATTCAATCTCAGTCATGGGATAAGGTTCAAAGGTTAGTGTTCTGGTTTGAAATATCTGCTTGTCTTTATAACGATGGCGTTCAATTGTTTTCATTCACCTTCTTGAGTCTTACCCTTTTTTCCAATATTATACTTTTGCTCAAGAATCCAATCCCCTTTGTCCTTATAAGCAAGAACTTTGATTTGATTCAGAGGAGCAATGTCAGCAACCGACTCTGGTTTTACGACTGTAATGAGTCCCCAGTCAGCAAGAAGACGTGTAATACGGTTACGACGTTGTACATCGTTAAGAGTAAGGTTAGCATGTTTGCCATCTAATGCAAAGAGCTCCTTAAAGTGAACAATAAAATATCTTCCCTGCTTGTGCAGAATGTGGCAGGATTGATAGAGTTTCTTTTCCTTGCGAGATGCAACTCCGATGCGTGTCAAAGTCTCACGCACTTTTAAAAAGTCATCTGGTTCATTAAGAATAACTTCTACCATCTGGTCTTGAGACCATTGAACAGTAGGTTCTACCGTAGTAGTCATTTGGTGCCTCCAATGTCAAGTCGTTTTTTAATAAAATTAATCTGTTCTTTAGTCAGAATTTTCAGAGCTTGTGATGCCTTTTCATTACTATAACCATAGTATTGTTTGACACATTCCAGATCCGTGACTTTTTCCTTTCGGAGCCAGGGAGAAAATCTCTTCTTTTTCCTGAGACTATTTAGATAAAATGAATATTGCATATCTTTGGATAAGTGATGATACTTATTCATTTCATTAGCAAACATGATGCAATCAAGGTGCCCAGAAAGGCAGCGATTAACAATGTATGGAGGATATTCTTTTGTATATTCTGTTAGATCTTCTTTAGTGAAGTTGATCGAGTTCAACCAGTCTTTGAGTTCCATTATCTAATAATCTGAATGTCATCATCTTCTGTCCAGAGTTCAACCTTTGTTCTGAACCTGTCTTCCCTTTTTAATTTTTCATATCTATTGGTTGCCTTTTTCTTCCACCAAGCAATGATGTTTTCAAGATAAAACTTATCCCAGTTAGGACCACGAAGAAGTTCATCTTGTTCGCCAAGAATTACCTCACGAACATTTGAATATCCATATTCGCAGAAGTATGTTCTCTTCTTCTGAGTTAGTGACAGAGCAGTTTGTATTACAGAATTGAATTGATCCAGTTTGTCATCCAAACCATACTCCTTAAGAGAGTTGCGGGTGATGGAAATCATTTTCGTCTGACGCTTCATCTTTTTAGAAGATGCTTTCTTGTCAGTCAAAGGTTGATTGTTATTCAAAACCGTAAACCGATCATGCAGTTTATGGAATGCTTCATCGTGCAGCAGAGGCAAGAACTTGCTCTCTGTCAGTCCTTTGTACCTCATAAATGGTTTCAGGCCATCATACTGTGAGGCATCTGTAGTAGACCCGTAGAGGGACGTGGTTTCAAACAGAGCAATGTCTTTCTCAAAGACCTGATTGAGCGTCTCACGGGCGAAATGAGAGCAGCACAGGAGTGCCAGGAGTTTACCACCCAGATAGTTGTATCCAAAGGGTTGTGATGGCACAATCACAAATCCCATCGCAGCATGGCGATTGAAGATAGAAAGATTAGGTGCTTTACCTAACCAAACATTCCTTGGTTTAGAATTGATTGTGGGAGAACCAAAACGAATGAATCCGAGTACCTTCTGAGTCTTCTTTTCAAAGACCATCCAACGAAGTTCCCTCCCAGGAATGTTACTTTCGTTGTTATGAGAAGATACTGCTCTCAGCAGATTTCCATAATGTTCCTGTGGAATAGATTGCTGAAATCTACTACCAACAAATTTAATATCAAATTCCATCTCTTGTGGATGAATATCTTCATTGAAGAACTCATCATTAAGTGGGGCAAGAGAACTTGTGGATTTGATTACTTCCTTTTTCACAAAGCGCAGATAATCTTCAATATTTCCCATCTGAGAGAAATACTTGATGAATTCATCCGCAGCCCAAGTAGCATCTGCCTCAGGGACAATCATTTTACTTCCAACTCAGTAGTCAATGTGTGAAAGAATTGGTTGATACTTTGTGCCATAATACGATATCCAGTACCAACGTAGATCTGTCCAAGAAGAACGAACAGAGTCATGGCACCCCAGAAGTAATAATACATTCTGGATTTGTATTGACGATTCTTTTTCATTTGAATTCACACTCCACCATAATTTCGGTTAAGCAAGCAAGCATATTTATCTCTTGATCCGCAACGAATGCCATCTGATACTGATACTTAGCAAGAGTAAGAACAGCAGCAGGAATACTGGACGGGACCAAGGAATCATAACAAGCATCGTAAATGCGACGCAGAAGTACAGAAGTATCATTGTCCAAGTTATTGACAATCCATTTACGTACTTCAGGAAAGTTCTTTTCCTTAAGATGTCTGATAAGATCATTAACTTTTACATCGGAGAAATGTGCAAGAATGCCCGCATCGATTTTACCCCCCGACGAATAGCGTTGGCATTCATTGAGGACTCGTCTCCAATCGGGGAAATGTTTGTTAATGAGTTCGACAAGAACTTTTGGCTCATATTCAACACTCTCCTTATCCAAGATCTCTTGGATTCTTTTGAAGAATTGTGCAGCGATGGCAGGTTTTTGTTTTCCTCCAATTCCAAACTCAACAACCGCGCAACGGGAGTGGAGGGGTTCAATGATTTTGTTCTTGAAGTTGCAGGTGAAGATGAACCTACAGTTACCACTAAACTCCTCAGTAAACGCCCGTAGGAGGAGTTGTACATCGTTGGTTGTGTTATCTGCCTCATCAATGATGATGACTTTGTGTTTAGCAGTTGACGAAAGTGAGACGGTCGAAGCAAAGTTTTTCGCAGTGTTTCTGACAGTATCAAGGAATCTACCTTCGTCGGATCCGTTAATGACATATACATCTACTCCAAGTTCATTGCACAGTGCTTTTGCTACGGTAGTTTTTCCACACCCAGCAGGCCCTGCAAGGAGCAGATTGGGAACTTCACCCTTAATTAAAAAGTTTTGAAAAGTACTCTTGATGTTATCAGGAAGAATACAATCTTCAATAGTCTTGGGTCGATATTTCTCAACCCACAAAAATTCATCACGCATAATCATTCCAAAGGACGAACAAATTCATTACAAACAATATCAGATGCATGAAACATCTGCCTCATATATTCTACACCATCTTGGGGTTTTGTGTGATCTCCACAAGTAAAGACATCACAAACTGCCATACCAAGTTCAGGCCAAGTATGAATGCTGATATGAGACTCAGCAAGCATAGCAACACAAGTCACTCCCTGAGGATCAAACTTGTGAGAGTTAAGTGCCAACAAAGTGGACTCGCATTTAGTACTTGCATGATAAACAACATCACGGATGTATTTTTCATCATCAAGAAGAACCATAGAACACCCTTTAAGGGTAAAAAGAATATGTCTCATAAATCAAACCCAATCTGGTTTTCTGGATGGGTAACGAAGATAATTAGATGCAACCCAAGGTTTGGATGCGATATACATTTTGTAAGCAGTAAAAGTGTCAATGCTTGTGTCATATTTAAACTCATCTGGCATTGCCCTCGCAAATGGTGTTGTTTCTTTTCCACTACGACCTTGTGGGTCAGCGGTAGGAAAAATTTCTCTTGCAACAAGGAGTGTGTTAAAGCAAGTGTGGACTTTTCCATAACGTGCAGCATACTCCTCACATAGGGCAAAACCATGAGCAATCAGCCACTGCCAATTATTCACATATCGATTCGCCCAGATAGTACATGGGTGATTACGAAAAGCACCCTTCTCAGTAGCATAGGGAGTACCGTCTGCTTTGGGAAGAGTGCCAAATCCCTGACCCCACTTATCAGAAGCAACGATAGCAAGCATCTGACAGGTCTCCAGAGGCATCTTAACGATGTGTTTGTCTGGTAGTACCCTTGCAGATTCCCAAGGGTCAGGAGAGGTCACAAAGATATTCATGATTTAGTTGAAGTTAGAGTTCAATATTACTCTATTATTGTGCTTTGCGGGGACATGTCCAGTATGAATGTAATGTCCGTTAAAGATTAGAAGTCTATTTGCTTTTGGTTCAATCTCTCTTTGGATCGTCAACTTACTCTCATCGAAGTTTGTGTCACCTTCAAATTTTTCATTAAAGATGACTGTGTTTCCATCAGAGTCATTCAAATAAAAAATAGTAGCAACATGTGGATAAGGACTGTCAACATGAGGATCACACCTCATACCACCAGGAGTGTAGACAGTCATATCCAGTCTTGATCGCAAAATATTTTCACAACCAATACTATTCTTCATTTTGACCAAAAGATCAGTCAAAAGACCAGCATCATATGTGTCAAGAAAAGTATT